GCGTGTTGTTGGTAAAGCACGAAGCTCATTCTCTGAAAGCATAATTTGTTTTGCGGTTTTCCATGTCAAAACACCCTGTCTGGGAATCTTGAACTGGCTTCCTACAAAAGAAACAAATAATTTCAAAGTGGCTGTTGTTGTTGTGCCTGTTGCTGCCAAAAGTTGATTGTACACTTTTACGTGTAATTGTCCTAGTGTGTCATCATTTAATAGATCGATCCATCCTTTGTAAAATGTAAATGGTATTACAAATTCTACGCTGGTACTTCCTGATGCTATCATATAACAACACTGAACAGATGACAATCTGTGGAATGAATAGTATTGCGTGTAGTAGTCCTTTGATCGTTGTGATGGTATAAATGCCATGATCAATTGGCCTTGTTGGTATCTTGAGCCTGTTATTTCAGCTCTAATTTTGACGTAGTCACATCGAAATCCATAGAAACGAGTAAAAGGCACAGAAGCATTTGGATTGTTAAGCAAATCTGCAATAACATCTCCTTTAAATATTTCTGTGTCAGCTACTTGAGAGGTATTCCACTCATATGTTCCAATAAGATTAAAACGTGATAACATGTCAGCTAGATCCCAAGGCAGCTCACCAAGATGTGCGGTGGCTCTTGATCCGACTGTATACGGTGGTGCAAGTGTTTGTTCAATTGCAACTGGATCTACTTGTGTCGCTAAACCGACACCATTCTTTATCTCTACGACAGGATCTGTTTGATCAAGGGATTGTTCTTGTCCTTGTCCTGATGTTGTCTCTTCTGTTCCGGACTGTTTCGTTACTTTTCTAGGTGTAAATTCTTCCATGCCTGGTGCTTTTGTTAATTCGACTGGGATAATTCCCATGCCATAAAAACTAAGACCATTCACTTCATAATCATCTGCACCTGCAATAAAAACATTAATTTGTACTGAGGGAACGACGTTTTGTGTTGTCTTAAGAGGGGCATCTACATCAACAGTTAATTTGCCGAGGAAATAGTCAGTATATTTATACACGTTGTCTGCTCGTGTGTCAGCTGTCTTCTGTCCTCGCCAAACATACTTCCAAGGTACGTCGGACTCAAACGGGCATAAGACCTGAAATTCGTTTCCGGTGTTTCGGAGAGAATATACAGTCATATACTGTGAAGCTGATGCGTTAGGATCTGTAAGAACTGAATTGACAGCGGGGTGATACTTAATTGCTAATTTTCCTTCATGAAAGGAAGAAGAAATAACCTGAATGATTATTCTTATTCCTCCTCGCCACATTTGAAATTGATTAGAGAGATAACTCAATAAACATAAATCTTGTGGGACGAAATAATTGGGTCCATCATCAAAATCGATCATTGGTCCTAAGTCAACTTTGTAAATAGTTGTTCCTACTGGATCGTCAGTTTTCCATGTAAACTGTCCTAAAAATGTTGGTATACGAAATAACGTTGAAAGTTTAGTCTCAGGAACTCGAGTTGCAAAATGTTCTGCATCACAAGACTGCATTGCTGCGGGATCTAGTGTCAAGTTTTCGAGACTCTCGATGTTACGAGCGTTACTCATATACTGCTGATCTTTTCTTGTAGCTGGTACTCCTGAAATTGGATCTATTGGTTTATCTAATAGTAATCCAAGAGCATCGCCAACAATGTTGCCTGGTATTAAAGATGAAACAAGGTTGTCAGCTTCCTTGCCCAAATTTGAGAAAAATGATTGTTTAACTACATGCATGGTTATAGTGGGTTCGTCGAGTTCTTCATTAAATGGAAAGACTGATACAAAACCACTGTCTGTGCGCCTCATACTTAAAGGTGGTGAATTTTTAGTAAATCCAAAATCGTTTGAATCTGAATTTACATAGCCATCAGTGAAAAATTCCACATAAAGTGGATCAAAATTAACTAAATTGTAGCTTGGTTTAAAATATAAGATCTTATTACGCAATTCTGTGAAATAATCTTTCCCATAAAAGAAAGCGTTTCTCAAAACTGAATTACAATTATCCTCACAAGCCAAATCATCATCATCGCTTACGCGTACCCAAGATAGAGTTTCTAAATTCGCAGACTCCTCAAACTGCGCTACATAAAAGTTTCGCAACTTTCCTGTATTGTTTTTCAAAAACATGCAAGAAGTCACAGGTACTGTAGTAGTAAGTTCAGCGTTCTTATGAGCTGGTGTATAGCCCATTCCATGCTCAGCCAAAACTGCAGCAACAGTTTGTTGGTTGAAATATGGAATTACAGAACGTTCAACTGCAACCCAATTATCGTCGCCATAAATTGCGGTTCTTACAAAACGCCTATAGTGGTAAATATCTCGATACTGCAAAGGCATTACAGTCATCCAGACTAAGCGCAAATAAGACTCAGCAACCCAAGAATTTATGATTACTGTGAGATCAGTTCCTGAACACATTCCTCCATTGGTATAGAGCAATATGTTTCGAAATTGATGGGGACAAAAACTTATCTCATGTAGTAATACTCGTCGTACTACTGACTTGTCTCCATACCATTTATCTAATGCTACAATAAATCGCTGAACTACTTCAGCCATCAAGGTACCATCAAACTTCTCAAAATCTCCATCAAATCCTTGGTCTCCTACTTCAAGCAAGTGTTTAACAAGCTTGTGCCATTCCAGTGATCCTCTGTTTATTCCAACAGCGGAAAAAGTGCGAATTCTTATTGAATAAAAATGGGCAGCAAACATTAGATTATACATACGTGACAGTAAAATATAATCCAATGGTGCTACTGTAAAAACTCGTGTTTTTCCAGTCTTAACCTTCTCAATTGGTCGACGTTCATCTTTCAATGTGTCTACCCAAGGACGTCCTAATGTTCGTAGTCCTCGTTCTGCATTTCGCTTGCGTTCAGCAAATAGTTCAGCCAATAATGGACTGGCAATACTATATTCTTTTCCATCATGAGAGAACAACTTTCGCTTTTCTCCTTTCAAAGCATTGTTGAATACAAAAGGGGTTCCAGGGGAACTCTTCATATTTAAACAATCTACATAATTCATGCCATGAACGCCATTAATTGCCTCACTCATTGATAGAATACGTTTCTCAGCCTTTGACGGTTGAGCACATATTTCCTCAGCAATTGAATCACAAACCAAATCAAGTAAATCATTTGGAAATGGATGGGGTGTTATAGACCATTTATTGACTCCTCGCAGTAATATATCGCCAGAAAATTCAGTCATGCGTGGATCTTTTGCAGACAAAATTGCTGGTTCTGTTGTATGTTGGGATATCATATCGTATAATGGTGATGGTTTGATAGTTGTGCGTGATGGTGAATGAACATAATCAGCTGCCTTACCTTGTAAATACAAAGTACCTTCAAGACCTACCTTATCAACATCTTCTTTCGTCAATATTAATTCAGCGCACTCAGGTATCACAGGGACAGCAACTCCAACAGTCTCAAAACGTTCAAGTTTTTGCAAAGCTTGTTCAACCATGTTCTTACTAAAAAGCATTCCTACTCCTTCATGTCTATCAGGGTCTCCAGCAACATGTAGAGCTACTACAGTTGGCTGTCCGTGAGCATCCAAAATTACAGGTCCTCCACAATCACCATATCCAGTTTCTACATCATAATAAATAGTATCAGAAAACATAACAGAAACTTCACGCCCTTCTCGATTAACCTCATATTCAATAGCAACATTTACGTCCGTTATTGAAGAATTGGTTCGGGAAAGATCATGAGTATTTCTATCATATTGAAAAAAAATAATCCTATCAGTCTTCTTGCTCTTAGCAGAGTTTGTAAAATGATTTACAATATTAGCGCGAGGATGAGTTGAACAAGCAGGCAAACGATATATTGCTATATCTTTGTCTTCCTTTCCAACAAGTCGCACCAATCGTGTATGATCAAATTTAAACTTTATTGATGTGCTTCTTACACTCATCTCAAAAATCTCTACATCAGTACCATCGGGTATATAGGTACCATCATGTTGCATAAAAACATGTTCCACTGTCATAAAATCAAGCCCTCCAATAAATATTCCATTGGTCCAAGCTCGACGTTCTCCCATAGAAATTCTAATGTGAATAAGATTCTTTCGAATTACATTTACTACACCATTATCAGATTGTGGTTTAACAGTTTTGCGTGGTATAACTGTATTTGTGGTTCCTGATTCAAGCTCAGGGTGTTTATTAAAATAGCCAGATAAAGTCAAATAAGTCGTTACAGTACAAGCTAAGCCAGCTATGGCTAGCACAACTGGTTTCCATGAACCTTCCTTTGCAAAGAAATGTCTCCATCCCTCAGTAAAACAACTAATCATCCATGAAACACAACTGCAAGAAAATCCTGCAGCTAGGACACTTTGATACAAGTAAGTGCCATGTGTTACCAATTCGCCAGATTCTTTAAGAACTTTGGCATAAGTTCTGTTACCAACAGTGCCAAAGCTAATCTCCTCATCTTCGGAATCAGACGAGTCTACTTCTTCATGAAGTCCTTCTTTCCATGCAAATGCCTCCAAGTCTACTTCCATAGCATCCAATCGTTTATTCTTCTCATTAAAACGATGAAGAATGTATTGTTGTGTCTCTTGTAAAGACATACAACCTCCAAGAGTTGTCGGCTTAACTCTTATACATTTTTGCTTTGATGGTCCACTTGTTGTTACTTCGTGTTTCATATCCATTGTTTGGAAAACTCCTCGTTCATTTGTTGACAATGCACAATTGTTCAATCTGCGTACAATAGCATCTGGTGATATGAGAGTTGTTGGGTTAAACTCAGCCATGTTTGATAAGCACATGACAATTGGTGCAACCAACTTAGTTCCCTTTAGACCAACTATTTTTCCAAGGGCTGGATCAATAGCAGGCATATCAAGAACCAAATCAGCTACAGAAACTATATTGATAAGTTCAATAAAATCAGTCTCTTCTCGATGTTGAGCAAAATCATCATACAATATTACTTTATGCACAGCAGGATCATATCCAGCCCAACTTTCTGTACCCGGGTTGCGAGTATAGATAAGCTCTCGTATTTCCTTAATAGTTTTACCAGGAAATAGAGGTGCAAGCAATGCTGGTGCATAAGTTGATTTTCCAACACCAGCCTTTCCAGTAACAAAAATGCAAAAGGGTTCGCGTGATCGTCCTTCCGCTTGTGATAATTCTCCATTAAGCTTACGACAACGAGTGACAAATTCTTCACTCTTCTTTGTTGGTGACAAACGTTCAGCTTGCAATTCAGCAAGCAATTTTCCAAGTAAGCCATCTGCCTTTGTTCGTTGTGTCTCGACAGTAATGCAATCTCGGTTTTCAGTTAAAGCTAAAACACGAGTTATTGCGCATTCAGTAAGAAGTTCATATGGTGTTCCAGACTTCTTTGTTAAACTATCCTCAATATATTTGTCAGCAGTCATCGAAATAAAGAAAGATTGAATAAATCGCGGCATAAAAGCAATCAAACCAATTGAAAGAGCCATGATACCTTTACCAAGAGTAAAAATAGCATTAAACTCCTTCGCAAATCCACTAAGTCGTGAAAAACCTCGTGAACTTGTAACAAATCCAAATATTTTACACATAAATGCATAAAATCGAAAATACAAATCCTTACAATAGTCAGTAATTCCAGCCTGTTTCTCTACTTTGGTAGCAAAGAAATCCTTAACTCGTCCATAGGCAATACTATAAACGGATGGGGCTGCTGGTTCTTCATCTCCTAAAACTCGATATTCAATTCCAATTGTGTTGTAAAACCATTGGAGAATAGTGCATTCATTATTCATAAATACAGTCTTAAGCTTAATAATTTTTGCAAATTCATTAAAAATGCCCAAATTCTTAAGTGTAATAACAAGTGTTAGTCCTAATCGTTTCCAATCAATATCTGCACCATTCTTTATATCATACAAAGTTAAAGCAAGTAAAGCACACTCAAAAGGGCGTGTTTTAACCAAATCCAAGACATAAGCAATTCCATCAATTAAGCCAATGACGCAGTCTCCTATTACAGAGCGCACTGTCATTGTCTTATAGTAATCAACAACAGACTTCTTAATTTTCATAAGAGACTGCTTGATAGAGGTGTATATGCCTGTTTCAGTTCCTGGAGCCTCTGGTTTACTAGAGCCTCCTCCTTGCTTCTCAACTTTACGAATAGGTTGAAAAGGCGTTGATGTCTTTGGTTTTTCAGGTTCTTCACTTCCAAGTGGTGGATATTCAGTAGGTGAGATAGTTTTCCGAGTTTTAAATTCAGAAAATATATCACGTTTCCAAGCGTTCTTCTTCTTAGTAACAGCGTAAGTATTAACGAAATCTTCCATGGAGAGTTCTTTTTCCTCCTGGGGTTCATAACACTTATACTCATTACAAAGGCAAACTTCAGCCCATGATTCAGTGGGTGCGTGATTGTAAGATGTAAATTTACAAAATACACAGCACTTAACATCACATTCACATCCATTTCGTGTAACTGTGGCCATTGTAGTTCGGCCACAATTGCCACAAACATCATCTGTAAGTTGTCCTAAATGTTCTTTTTCATGATCGCAATCAGGAATAAAATATGACAATACTTTTTCCTTATAGGGACCAGTAACAACGTCATTAAACACAGGTTTAAAGACATTGAAACGACGACGATGTTTACACTTATGGGTCTTATTAAAAAGATAAAATCGCTCGCGAGAAGAAAGTTCTTGTAATTCAGAGCAATTCATATATTTAGAGATGTTACCCTTAACCTTTGCTGGTGGTTCAGCAGGGTGGCGAGCAGCATATTCCTTACGAGCTATTTCAGCAGCCTTTTTAGAAGCATGTTTTCTCTGTTGGTGTACAGGATCAATCGTCAGAGCTGCAGCTTGAGCCACAACTTCATCATGTGCTTCTAAAAGAAATTTATCATGATGGGCTTTGCGTGCTTGACGAGAAGCACGTTCTCTATCGTAATCTTCACGAGAGAGATCTTTAACACGAGGATCTACAGGTTTATCTCTGAGCTCCCAAGAAGGCTTTAGCTGTTTACTAGCCTTCTCAGAGGGTTCTTCTCCTGACTGTCTTACGACGCGTCTGGGAGCCAAAGATACCGGTAATTCGGGTTCTTGTTTTATAATCAGTTCGTCCTGAGTATGAATTAATTGATCTGCTGGAAATGGTATTCCATATGGTATACTATCAGTATTACCTAAGCAGTCAGCAATCAAAACTTCTAAATCTTGTTCAGGGTATAATAGGGCGAAAGCACAAGGTGGCATTGATGAACCTGAAATAAGTCGTAAAGATTTATCACGTGGTTCAAAGCTTTCAACAGTGTATCGATAGCCAATGTTTTGTGGTCGTCTACGCCAAGGAATACGTTGTAAAGTATTCTCTTCACCATCCTCAAGAATTGTTTCCAAGTTTCTTCGAGATGGGAAATTGTCAAACGAGTATAAGTTCTTAGGAGTATACAGTTTGAAAGATGGATATACTGAACAGCAAGATCTTGAACGCCATTCACGAATATAATTAGTTTCCAGAGGTGTTAAATCGGAAAACTTGAGATTTCGAGCTTTAGTCATTTCTTGAAGGAGAAGTGATGGTCTCCATGCGTCAGAATCAGAATAAACTTCATCTGAGAAAATGAGGCGTTGAGCCTGGAAATTATAGATGTTTTGCATAATTTCTTCGTGGTAAGTTTTGTTTTGTAATAAGTTAATGTTTTCCATGGTAGTTTCAACAAGGGATGCCTTATCATTTTGATGGGCTGATCCTTGCGGAATTCTAGAAATAGGGTAAGCCAAGTCAGTTAAAGAGTTTGTAAAATCGGTTTCGGACAAAGTTTCGGTTATATCATTAGTATTGTTTTCCATGGTAGTTTCAACAAGAGGTGTCGTATCAATGTGATGGACTAATTCCTGCGGAAGTCTAGAAATAGAGTAAGCCAAGTCAGAGTTAGAGTTTGTAGAATCAAAAGTGGTCGGTTTATCGGTTAAATCAGTTTCAAACATAGTGGGTGCTAGAAAGAGGTTCCTTATCATAAAGATGGGATAATTCCTAAAAGCGTCTTATCGGTAAGCAAAAGTTAAGTTAAAGAGTGTGTAAAATCAAATGTACATAGGTTCAAATATAAAATGCGGTCCGGGGTTAAAGAAAACGTTATCGTAGAATCTCTGGTATACTCTAATATTAGAGTACGCAACAGTTACGTTTAAAAGAGAAATATGGGGGGA